GTGTAGACCTCAGAAGCCTGAAGCGTCTTGGTCTTGGTAATCAGGTTGGTGTTACCCGAAGAACCAGACACGGTGACCAAGTTCACGCTGATCGTAGCTGCTGTGGCAGTGATGTTAGTCGCGGTAAACTTGTCAATGATGGCCGTGACGCCAGTTGCGGTGTACTGGGTTGTTTGCGAGCTTTCGGCAAACTTTGCGGCTACAAGGACTTTTACTGATACGGTCATGGTTTACTCCAAAAGCAGGTTGTTGTTAGCGGCCTGTTGCATAATGACCCAATTTGTGCCGTCAGACACCATTGTCGCCCAATTTCCTACAACTGCCAAGAGGATTGCGGTGCCAGCCGCCGCGCTGTCAATCAGCACCACGTTGCTTGACGCAGACACCAAGGTCTGAGCCTGCAAGTTTTTAAATGTCAAATAACGGCCAGAATATGCAGATGCCGAGGGCAAGGTCACCGTGCAAGTTGATCCTGACTTGTTATTGATAAGCCAAGTCTCGTTAGCGGCAACAGTAAAGTCAGCGGTCTTAGTAACTGGCGCGCTTGAGAGCGCCGCGATGCTTGCGGTGATTAGGCCAACGTCAACAATCGGCTGCACTTGCAAAGCCTCAATCTGCTTTTGCATCTCAGCAGTTTGAGACACCAAGGCAGAGCAACAGTCGCCCAATACGTCAGGCGCAGGCAAAGTAATTACTGGCGGCAGGGTTTGCAATTCTTGATTGACCGAGCGAAGCGCTGCATCGTAGGACGCAAGCAAGGACTCAGAACTGAACGTAAGTCCTGAATCGTCAATAACCGCCGAAGCAATGTTGTTGAGCGACAAGAAGAACAAATACCAAGCGCGATCAATCAGATTCGTGCGGGGGTCAATCAGCGGCACGCGCGGTGGCGTGATCGGCGTTGGCGTAGCGTTAGGGCTAGGCATTTGTTGGACTCAAAATGAGTTCAGCGCCCATGATTGTAATTTTTACAGGGTCAGTGCCTGACAGTTCGTACACACGGTCACGCAGCTTTAAAGTCATGCCCAGCCGACGCCAAAAGGTTCGGTGACCATACGCACCAATTTTGCCAACTGGTGACCAGTGTTCGTTACTCCAGGTATGACCGCCGTCATCTGACCAGCGCAGCATAACTTCAGGGTCGTAGCCTGGTGCAGCAAGGTAAGCCGTGGTCACTAAGTTGTACCCGGTAATATCGGTATCCGACAGTTCGTATTGACCTAAAGGTTCAGAGCCGTCCCCAGCCTCGGTAGTTAAAGTAACACCCGATTGCGTTGCTAAAAACGTCTGTACATATTCAGCTACAAGGTCTAACCCTGACTCAGTATCAATATTTTCGCTGTCATACCCAGGGTACAGATTTAATCCCACGCCCGTTTCGCAATCCAGTTGCAAACTATGATGCGCCGTGCGCTTTAAATTGTTTTGGCCGGTTGGCAGCGCCCGCCATGAGCGCAACCATTTTTGAATGCCGCCGTTGTCCGAATAATCGTCCAAGTCAAAGGCGTAGATGTTGCCGTTCTCAAAGTCGCCAACAACGATCTTGTTGTTAAACGCCATCTGGCAGTTACTGCGGTGGCGGGTAAATTCACCATTGTCAAAGCCCGCACGCTCATGCCAGGCTTGCGTTGCCGCGTCATAGACCCAACTGGTGTTGGCACTAGGGAAAATCAGCACATAAAAGCTGTGGCCGTCTTGTTGGTATGTGTACGCAATAGCGTCTGACAAATCAGCGTATTGCTGAATCTGCCACTCAACAGCATGGGTAGAAATGCGAACGCCCGAATAGCCATTGGCGCGGTAGACAATACCCTGACCACGGCGGTCACGGCCAAGCCAAAAAATGCCGTTGTCCATCTTGGCTATAGAAAAGGGAGCCGCGCAGCCTAACTCGTTAAACGCGCCTTGGATGCGTTGCAGGGGGAAGTCTGTCGCGCCAGAGTCGTACCAAACCTCAATCGAGTTTGTGCCAAAGGCCCACACCTCGCGGAAATTGGACGTTACGGCCAATAGACCGTCAGGTGAGCCTTCGGTGCTGACAAATTCTAACGGGTTAATGGACGTACCATCCAACAACTCAGTTACCCACATCAATTGGCTGTTTGGTTGGTTGAACACAAAGTAGCCGTCTAAGTAACAGACAGTTACCGCGCCGGGGAAGTCAGGGTCAGTAATCTGACCAAAAACGTTTGTGGTGTTGTTGTAGATGTAACTTGGGCCATTGGCCGCAATGAACAACTGAGTGCCGTTGTCGGCCAAACTAACAGGGCCGGTGCCAGCTACCGTGCCAATTAACGTAGCAGCATACGCGGTGGTAATCTTGTATAACTCGGTGCCCGACACCACAAAGGCCGTGCTGTCGCTAGATGAAAACGCCCACAACCCTCGAACGGGGCCGGTGCCTACCGTTGAAAGTAAGTTTAGCCCCGGCGCTCGGTTTAAAAAACCTGGTTCCTTGCCCGCCTCCGGCACAATCTCGGGAAACAAGTTCACCATGCGGGCATCCGCAGCATTGACGCTTCGGGCCACATAGGTTGAACCAAGGATGGGCGTTTTCATTAAGCCGCAACTGCTTTGATAACTGCAAAGTTAAACACTGGAGTTTCAGTTGTCGTGCCGCCTGTGGTGCGAAATGAAATATTAAAACTGCCCGCTGCTACCGCAGTAACCATCAAATTGTACAAGTCAGTGCCTGACTTTTGATTCAAGATGACAACATCAGTTGCAGCCACAGTGCTGTTAGTTACAGTAAAAGTTGCCGCCGTTGTTGTTCCTGCTGCGCTAAACATAGTGATTGCGCCTGCCGTCTTGTTAAGCGTTACGCCTGTGGTGCGGCTGGTCAATTGCGTAACCGCGCCGCCAGCGCCTGTTGCGTAGCCTACGCCTGCCGTGCCAGATGAAGTGACAGCACCAGTTACCGCTAGGCTTGTGCCTGTAGCTGCACCAATTACAGGCGTAACCATAACCATACTGGTGCTGGTGCAATTTGACAAATTACCGCTTGTTGGCGTACCCAATACAGGCGTTACCAATGTTGCATTGGTAAACAGCAATGCGTTGGTCACTTGTTTAGTTGTGCCGCCTTGCACAATTGGCAAGACATCACCAACGGCAGCCGCAGTTGCGACGGGGAGAGATGAGATTGCGATAGTTGCCATGTTAGTAGTTTCCTGCGTAAATGTTAAAGCGTTGACGAGTCGCCACGATGGCGTAAGGCATAGACATCACATCGTCAGGGTTGTTGATGCGTTTCAGATTGCGCTTGCTGGTCATAGCAATGCGCTGCACTTGGGGGCTGGGCTCCACGCCAAATTCAGGTGCAATCTCGCAAGCCAAGTTGTAAGTGAAGGCACGCAAGTAACCCGGCGGGAACAAAATGTTGGTCGCCAAGTTGGCGGGCTGGGTCAACTCTTCAACGCTAATAAAGTGCCACTCCAAGTCCCGTGTGGGCTTGGGATAGATGTACATATCCACATCAGGATACGTCATGTTGATAAACAGCACTTGCGGGTAAGTAGACGTAACCGTCTTGACAGCAATACCGTCGTACTGCTGCTGGTTAATCATTTTTATGCCAAAGCTGACGTTGGTGCCTGGGTCGCGGTAGTAGGTCGCGTCATCCAGCAAGATGGGCCGGTTGCCTACGAAATTACCTGTTGGGCCAAGGGTACGGTTGATAAAGCCAGCAGGCCAAGTAAACACCTGGTCTTGAGTGCTGAACACCGACAGCCGCTCAGTATTCCAGCTATCAATCATCTGGTTGAGCGCCATCAAGCTGTCTTGCGACACTGACGCAGAAGTAGTCTCGCCTTCAGCCAGCACGCCAAGCAATCGAAGGGCTCGGTTAATCTGCTCGCCAGCGGTGTATGTCGCCATGACTAGGCTCCTTCGGGTTCGGTTCTACGACGGCGCTTTACTTCCAGTGCGTTAACAGGAGCCGCCTCGGTAACTTGGGGCGTATCCTGAGTATATCGTGTCCAGCCGTTTTGTTCATCGTATTCGGCTTCAAGTTCCATAGTCGCCACTTTGCGGCCATGAACGGGGTGGGCAAGGTAAATTTCCATAAATGAAAGGAAAGGTTTTTAGCCTTCCCTTCCTCTTACGCTTGTGCAACGTGAATCAAAGCAAAATTCAAAGTCAGCGCCTCAGACAAGCTGCCTGCGGATGCATTTGAAATTACCAAGGTAAATGATCCGGCAGCTACGGCAGCCACCGAAAGCAAATACGTCCCCGCCGTGGTTGCGCCGCTTGCTAATGCCACAACTGGAACATCATAGGCACTTACCGCGCTATTTGTAACAATAAAAGCTACTTCAACGCCAGCAGCCAAAGCAGCATTGTTTGTCACAATTTGACCAACAGACGCGTTAATAGTTACGCCAGTAGATTTGCTTGTAGCTTGAGTAACAGTTGAAGGCGCCGTAGTAGAACTTCCAGTGTTATATCCAAGCTGCCCACTTCCAGCAAGGGCATAAATTGTTGCTGAACCTTTGAGGTCTTGGTCTTCAAAAGCAACACCAATAGATTTTGTATTTGCCATAATTATTTCCTTAGAGAACGGGGCCGAAGCCCCATTCAGATTTAAGCAATGCGATACACAGTGTATGCAGCATCGCCGGTCTTGCGGAACAAGAATTGCCCCGCGCCACTTACGCCCGCTGCACTGCCGGTAATAGCAACAACCAAGTTGCCAACCGCAGTAATACCAGTGCCCACAACCATCGTAATCAACCCAGTCGAAGTGCCCAGGTTAATAACTGTCAGGTCAAACGTGCTGTTAACTTTTGCGTTGGTAAATACCGCATCAATTAACGTTGCCGTTGGAAGCGTGTACGACGCTGCTGTGGTAGACGGGTTGCCTACCAAGATGCCGCCGGTAACTTGCGCGGCAGTCAGAGTGGCCGTAGCAGTAGCCGTTTGGGGCGCTGCTTGAACGCCCATAATAATTTCATTGGTGTTGCCATCAGTAAACTGATATCCACCGCCAGAATTAGGAATAGCCATGATAATTTTCCTTCAAAAATAATTAATCAACCCCAGATGCGGCAAGCCATCTGTGGACGAATGGTAGAAAAACCATACAGTACGTCAATACGGCAAGGCATACGGTCGTTGTTGATGTCGTACTGACGAACAACGCGCAAGCTGATACCGTTATGAACCGCACGCGCAGCCATGTCAACACCTTGAGGCATCAACAAGTCAGCGGTAGCAAACGTGATAGCGTCTTTGTGGTAAACCAAGTTCTGTGCATAAGCAGTAGAAGCGGTGCCCACAAAAGTCACAACAGCGCTAGATACTGGCAGGGCAGTCATGGTAGCCAGTGCATGAGCAGCGGAGTACATGGGAGCTACAGTTACAGTCCAAGTGCCAGAGACAGCGGTGGCATCAGCCAGAGCCACAAACTGGAACAACGAACCAGTAGTTTCACGGGTTTGCGGATTTACAGCAGAACAAGCTGCAATGGTAAACACATCACCGGCCTTGATGGTTGTAGTAACCGAGGCTTGCGACAAGCTCACAGTAGAAGAACCTTCAGTAGTCACCGTGGTGCCAACCGTGGTAGCAGCCGTGGCGTCACGCGAACCAGTGGTGAACTGCTTGATGGATTGGCTCATGTTGATTTCTTCGTAACCCAACACGCCGGTACCCATCATGCCGTTTTTAAACTGCTTGCTGATAGTGTCGGTGGGGTTGAACAAACCTTTCATGCCTTCAACCAAACCAGCGTTTGCAGCGGGGTTAACCGTTGCATAACGTGGCGACATCGTAGCGGCATTTTCATTCAGCTTCTGTTGGGCTTGGAGAAGCACTAAAGAAGTCGAAGGGGTCGTGCCGGGTGTGCCGACGGTGTTACCGATGGTTTTAAAGCTGTTAGCAACGTCAGCATCAATGCTGGAGGCCAACTGGCTGATACGTGGTTTCAACACACGCTCTGCAAAGTCATCCAATTGCATGGTCAATTCAGCGGAAGTAAAGTTCACGCCAATATGTTTTTGCGAGGCGACAGACAAAGTGGTGTACTGCTCATTGTCGTCCTGCACTTGCAGGGCGGCACCGTCAGTTACCAGAGCGCGGTCGGGCAAACGAATACGCAGAGTAGAACCAATCTTGGCACCTTCAACAGCGAAGCTGTCGTCGTACTGACGGTTTACGTTACGGGTGAGTACCAGGTTGTTCTCGAGGATTTCGAGAGCTTTCCGAGTAATCATGTCAATGGTTAGGATACTATTAGCCATGAAAAAAGTCCTTAAAAAAAGTTAGCGGTTTTGCGCTTCCCACTTCTTCCGTTGTCGTGCCCTTTCGGCTTCAATCCACTGCGAGGCCGTCATGGTCTTATCTGACCTGGGGTCTGTAGTGTCATAAGCCGGTGATCCAGTGGATCGGGCAGTAACAGGCGAAATCGGCGCTGGCGCTGATGTAGTACGTTTCATAGGAGGATCAGAAGCCAATTTGGCCTCAATCTTCCCAATTTCTTTTGCCTGTGCAAGCGGGGCTAGGCGAGATATACGCTCTGCGTCTTTGGGGTTAGTTCCGAGGTAGTAAGCTAACTCAGGCCCAACATCCGAAGACCGAATCGTATCGGCCATCACATCAGTAATTGGCAGCTTGGGGTTGTATGCGACTTGTTCAAAGTCATCATACTTAGCGCGGGCTTCCTCTTCCAGATCGTGATAACTCTCAAGAACTTGCGAGTGCTGCTTGGCCGCTTCGCGCTGCGCGATCAATTGCTCGGCCTTTTGATAGGCCAACGCATCGGCGTAAGCCTCTGGCGTTTCAAACTGATCGACAGACTGTGCTGCCGGAGCCCTCAAGGTTTGCGTTTCCGCAGTCCTCTGTGCTTGT